CATGACCACCAAGTCCGGCTACCAGGATCTCCAGACACTCAGCCTCCCGGACTTCGAGCGCATGGTGCAGGTGTGATACTGGCTGTCGTGTCATGTGCAGCCATCATCCTGGCTGCACTGGCGCAGCGGTACAGAATGGAGCGAGACCTGTTCGCTCTCGCTGTCACCGATGCACACAAGTGGATCGATGAGATCATCGCAGCACTGGAGAACAAGGATGAGACCGAAGGTAACGGATCCGTTGATCGCCTCGTTGATCAGTTCCGCAACGATGAGCGGCCTGTTCCTGCTGTCGACAAGAGTCTGGGGAGCTGACGTCAAGTCAGCCTCCGTAGTCGCCATCTTCTGCGCCATCATGATGGCGTGCATCATGATGGCAGAAGGGGAGAACGATGAAAGACTTCCTTAAGGGATGGCTGGAAGGGTTCGGCGTGCTGGCTGGATGTGCACTCGCCGGGTTCTTCCTGACCATTCCATTCTGGCGTAGCTGAACATGCAAAATGGGGGGCACCCGAAGGTGCCCCCTGTCTTGTCTCTTCAGAGACTCAGTCCCACTGGAACCCGTTGTGCGTGGTGTTGATCTGTACCCACTGGAGAGTCTTGGTGTCGTACACCCTGAAGCATGGCTTCTTGCTGCCGTACGCACTCCAGGAGTCGGGCCCCTCGATCTTCAGGCCGCCCACCCTGAAGGAATCGTTCATGGACAGGAGTGCCTTCCGGATCCTGTCGTCGCGCTCCTTGGTGGTGTCGGCCTGCTTCTTGAGGGCCGCAGACTTGGCAAGCTCGGCCTCTCGGTCCGCATTGTACTTGGCTGCGGCCTCCTTCTCTAGTCGGTACTTGCGCAGCTCTCGTGCCTGCATCTTGAGTGCACGCGACCTTGCGTACAGCTTCTTCTCGTCTTCGTTCCAGTTCACCATCATGCTCCTTCGTACTGCGTTGACTGCATGGCCCGCCATGCAGTGTTGGTGCGGACTGTACGCCTGTCTGCGGCCCTCGGCTGGTCGTCCTGGTCCTTGCGGCCAAGCGCCCTCTGAACGGCGCCATACGCCCGTTGTAGCCTCTTCTTGGAGGCTTCGTGCTGGATCTGGAAGTGCTCTGCCAGGTTCTCCGTGCTGTAATGCATCACGTGAGTGAGATAGAGCAGCTCCCTGGTCTCGACTGGCAGGCGCTTGACGCCTGCCTTGATGTCGATCAGTTCCACCATGCGGTCACCAGTCTGGTTAGCCTGAGGCTTGCTGCCCGGCTGACCGTCACCCTTCAGGCCGAACGACTGCCAGTCCGAGTAGTCGAACACATCGGGTAGAAGGGCCTTGATCTTGGGAATGGAGTAGCGGAACAGGTCCTCGGTAGAGTACCCTTCAGCTGCTGCCTTCTCCTTCGCGCAGTGGTCGAAGGCCACCTTGCGCATGGTCGATGCGATCATAGACTCCCACTCGTTGGGGTTGTCCTCGACCGTTTGCAGTACACTGGTTCGCTTGTCATAAAGCCAGAGCCAGATGGTCTGCTCCGTGTCTTCCGTAGTAACTGAGGCGGGATACTGACCCGACACGGAGCGGGCCACATTCTTCACCATCGGCATGAACTTGGCCGGATCTAGGGCCACTTGATCTCCTCGTTATGTTACTGGTCAGTACGCTAGGAAATTTTCCTGGGTCAGTACTTCACGCCGTTCACGTAGAATCCACGGTCCACCATCGTGATGAGTTCCGGATACACGCGCTTCCCGTCGTCGCGCAGTAGCGCGAACGACATTACCCAGGACACTGAACCGTCCTTCACATACTTCGCGTGAGTCGGATCCATGATGGAGCCAACGTTCATCGTGAAGCGGGGAGTGATCTTCCCGTCAAACCCATACCCACGAGTGAGGAGATACGGCTGATGAGTGTGGCCGAAGAGTACATTCTTGTCCGAGCCGTACCGCTTCAGGAACTTAGTCTCCCAGGCCTGAGGGGTTCCGCTATACCCGCCCGATTCGTGGCCGTGGACAGCGTACGTGTTCGTACCGATCCGAATGGGGCCGCGTACGTAATCGACGGCGAACTCATCGAGACCGAAGAGGGACTCCATTTCAAGTGCGCGCAGTGGCCCAAAGGGCGCCGCGTAGGACTTGATGAAGTCCTTGACTCGAAGGTCATGATTGCCCTCAAGCCAAGTGAACTTGGCCTTAGGCGCGGCCTGCCGTACGGGGCGCAGGACGTCGGAAACAAAACCGTCTATGTGCTTCTGTAGGGTGGGCTCGTACTCACCAGCGGTACCCTTGGACCACCGGCTCACCTGAGGGAAGTCGATGGCGTCGCCGATCTGGAAGACGGCGTCGGGCTGGATGTCTTCGATGACCTTGATCAGCTTGGACAGGACCAGTGCGTCATGGAATGGATACTGGATGTCCGGCAGGATGAGCGTCAGCTTGGTTGCCATGCCCCAATTGTACACTACCTAGGGAGAGGGACACATGATTCAGGAGCAGACGCCCGCAAGGCGGGCGAACATCGCCAAGCAGAAGAAGATACTGAACGATCACTTCAGTAGTCGCCAGGCGTTCGGGTTCCGCAAGCAGAAGATCACGGTGGAACAGAAGGAAGACATCAAGCGACGCCGGTACGACGGCGAGGACCCCAGGGATCTCGCCCTTGAATTCGGGATCAGCGCCGGGTACATCCGGAACCTGGCTCAGTGGAATGACCAGCCCCATGGCGCGTGATCAGCTGTACATGCAGCAGCTGTCATACGACAGGCCGGATCAATGGCAGGACAAGGCGAACTGCCGTGACAAGACACTCGAATTGTTCGAGTACACAGAGAAGGACTCGCCTCTCGCCAAGGGCATGAACTTCAAGAAGCGGATGGCCTTCAACGAGGCGAACTTCGAACTGGCTGGAGAGATCTGCATTGAGTGTCCGGTGATGCTCGACTGCAAGTCCAACGCCACGGACGACGAGAAGTTCTGGACTGTCCGTGGCGGTGAGGTTCCGGCTCGCTATCTGCTGGACCCTGAGCGGTACGCCAACGTGGGCAGACCGGCAGGTGGCACCAACGGTGCCCCTGCTGACCGGATCTGCAAGAACGGCCACGAGGTGAAGGGTGGTGGGGACTGCAAGGAGTGCCGAGCAGAGGCTAACCAGAGGTACAAGCAGAGCACCTCTATTCGGCCGAGGTCCAAGCCTGGGCAAGACCGCATCTGCCAGCGTGGCCACAAGGTCGTCGGCGGTGGCCGATGCCCGAAGTGCAAGGCGGCCAGCGACGCGACCCGACACGGGCGAAGTGGGCGTCGCAAGACGACGCCGGATGCTGTACAGTAGAGGTACCGAGAGGGCGACGGCCTGACAGGTTGGGCTACGGCTGATCCCCGTGGCCAGGATGGTGGTGTAATTGGTAGCAACCCAACTGAAATTGGGCGTGCAGGTTCGAATCCTGCCCATCCGCGCAGAACTACGGTGAAGACGAGGACTTAACACCCGAGTCACCGGTCACCCCGGTCCTCTCCACCAGGAGGATTACCCGTTGTTACGACGGCATGACTGCCGGTACTGTTACCAGGTGCGACGGGTTTGAGGCCCCGCTTGGGACTGTTGGTCACATTGGAGGAAAAGCATGCAGCTGGGGCACATGAGTTTCAGTGCTCTCAGCCGGTACGAGGAGTGCCCACGTAGCTTCTACCTCGGCAAGGTTCGCCATGCCGAGGAGAAGCAGACGTGGTTCTTCCCGATCGGTACAGCAGTACATGAGATGATCGAGAACCGCATCCTCAAGACGGATGTGACTCCGATCGCAGAGGAGTACTTCTATCCTCTGATCGAGGACCAGATGAAGATCGATCCGATCGACGTCAACTGGCTTGCCGGTGGTCCTCAGGATGATCCCACCATCAGGGCCAAGGCTCTTGATCTGGTGAAGCGTTGCTTCGAGAACGCCCTAGCGTTCCTCGAAGACATCGATGTATGGGAAGTCGAGTATGACGCAACGGGCATGCTGCCTGGCTGCGAAGTTCCCATCAAGGCGTTCATCGATATCATCGGTGAACACAAGAAGCATGGGCCTGGCATATGGGACTGGAAGACTGGCAAGCAGAAGCCGAAGACCAATCTCCAGCTGGAGACATACCGCGCTCTGACTCTGACCACCTTCCCGAACCTGAAGTATGGTCACTGGGCCATGCTCAACCCGGAGGCAGCTCAAGCCAGGAAGGTTGATCTGTCCAGCGTGGATGCGAGCGCTCTTGGCGCTCGCTATCAGAAGGCATACGAGCAGGTGAAGGAGAAGATATGGAAGGCCAACGCTGGTTTCCATTGCCGCTTCTGCACTCAGGCTCCGAACTGCCTGATCCAGTCGCCCGGCACTCGCCGTGCGGCGTTCTACGACAAGTCCGAGGAAGATGGCTACCCTTTCTGAGCATGCAGATGTCATCACCGCAGCCATTGACGCGGCGATGGATGAGGGATTCGAGGTAGAGACGACGACTTGTTGCTGCGGTGACGGTCTGAAGATCTCGGATCCGAACAACGATGAAGAGGAGTACATCCTCTGATGCAGGTAACCGTTCGCATCCCCTCCAAGAAGGTGCCGTACGGATTCCTTGAGTTCCAGCAGGAAGTCGAGTCTGTCAATCCTCAGGACCTGGCAGCGATGTACGTCCAGCTCATCAAGGACTATCAGGCGGCCGAGGTCGCAGCCTTTGAGGCTGCGCCCGTCAAGGCCAAGCCTGCCAAACTGGTAGTGGATGAGGTCGAAGAGGCAGTCAAGATGCTCGATGAGGGTCTTGGCGTCACGGAGATCGACGAGTCCACTCCCGTAGGCGAGGCGCCGTGGGACAACGCGTCCGACACCGAAGCTACCTCAACCGAAGAGAAGAAGCCCTGGAATGTCAGCGATGACTCTTGGGACTTCAGCTAACAGAAAGCGAGTCAACACATGAGCGATGTCGACGACATCCTTGGTGGCACCGCCACCCCTCCCGGCGTGAAGTTCGAGAACGTGGGAGCCGAGCACAAGGTGCTCATCACCGAGCCGCCCAAGTCGGTGCCTGTCCGTGAGTTCGTGAGCGGCGTCCCGAAGGAGCGGCTCTACTTCCAGTCCCAGAAGAAGGTGCGCGAGTCGGAGCTGAACCTCCAGCTTCCGTACGACCCCATCCCCGCGATCCTCGTGATCGGCCAGAACAAGGCGGGTGAGGCCGTCTCCATGCGGCTGGAGGGTGAGAAGCTGAAGGCTGCACGCAAGGCCGTCCGCGAGGGTGGCAAGCTGGTCGAGGGCTCCATCATCGCCATGAAGTACTACGCCGATGACCCGAACAGCAAGGGGCCCTACCCCAAGAAGCTCTACCAGTCGCAGATCAAGAACCAGGACTGACGGATGAGCTGCCCGAACAACAAGGACGGCCAGCACAACTACCAGATGAAGACGAGCGCCACCGTACCTCCGATCGTCATCAGGGTCTGCATCCTGTGCGGCGCGGAAGGGTGAGGTAGTTCTTGAAGACGCTCTTCAGGAGCGTCCGACGTGGACTGTCGGCTGGGGAGCCGCTTCCGGCTCCCTGGCCGGTCTTCGAACAGAAGAAGATCACGTTCAGGCGCTCGTCCATTCAGATGATCGCCGGTCCGCCAGGATCCATGAAGACTGTCCTGATGCTGAACATCGTGGACAGGATGGGTTCAGCGGTCCCGACCCTGTACCATTCCTCCGACTCTGATGACTTCACGATGGCTACTCGTGTGCTGTCGATGAGGACTGGTCTCACGACCGAGGAGTCCGAGGAGATCATCCGCTCAGGCAACCATTCCAACTCCGATGCACTCAAGGAATTCGGCCACGTCAAGTGGTCGTTCCATGCTGCGCCTACGCTGGATCACATGTGGCGTGAGGCTGAGGCATTCCGTGAGGTACACGGGGAGTACCCGCATCACACAGTGATAGACATCCTGATGGATGTCGACTACGAGGGTGCTGGAGAACAGAACTACTGGGCTCTCATGGCTGAGCTGAAGGTGATGGCCCGCGATCAGCAGACATCGCTGACCATCGTGCACCACACCAGCGAGTCAGCTAAGGGTGGCACTCCTCCTCCGAGGAGCGCTATCATGGGCAAGGCGAACCAGCTCCCCGTCACCATCCTAACCCTTTGGGGTGATGCTCACAATGAGTCTCTCGATGTGGCGGTGGTGAAGAACAGGTTCGGTCCGCAGGATGCCATGGCCAAGAAGTTCTTCCGAATGAAGGCACGGCCCGCACTGTGCCTCATCGAAGAGGACGACTCGGTCACCGGCGTACTGTTCAACGACGGTGCAGGCGTGGCCGAGAATCAGAAGGTCGACCTGTTTGGAGATGACAAATGAGTTGTCCCGTACCGCCCGGCAATGAACACTATCCCATCGAGACAGTCAGGAACGGCGTGCCCGTTCGTGTCTGCGCCAAGTGTCAGCAGGAGTACTGATGGATGTCGTGATGGCTATCGTCGCATGGTCCACAGGATTCTTCTTCGGAGCCCTCACCGTGTTGGTGAGCATGAATGATGGAGGCAAGTGATGTGGGGCAAGCGTTGTCCGGTATGTGACAAGCTGGTACGTAAGTGCTGGTGTCCATCGTGAACTGCGGCAGCAGTGCGCCTCACGCACCGCACGTCTGGACGGATGGACTGCGAAGGACGTGGGCCTGTGGCGGCCAGTCAGAGTAGGAAGCATCGTGGTTACCGAACTCAGAAGGTCTTTGCCGATTACGTTCGGCCGGTGTTCCCTCACGCTGAACCGACAGGGGCAGGTCGTCAGGGTCGTGACATTCTCAGTACGCCTGGGGTATGGTTCGAACTCAAGGCCCGCTCAGGCTTCAATCCCCTCGCAGCCCTCAAGCAAATGGAAGACGAGTGTCAGGGCGATGATGTCCAGGCCGCTGTTCTCCGAATGAACGGGCAGGGCGAGGCGAACATCGGTCAGTGGGTCGTCTGCCTCCGGGCAGACGCCTTCATGAATCTCCTGAAGGAGGCAGGATATGGCCCTGATCGATGATCAGGTCAACAGCTGGCTGAAGGAGAAGTTCCTTGAGTCCAGCTACTACTACCCGGCCACCATGGGTGATCACGATGATATCGAGATCATCAGTGCTGACGGGTCGTGGGAGTGTGGCTGCTACTCCGAGTACACTCGGGACGACTCGTTCGTCCTGACGGCCACGATCAGCACCAACGGTGGCAACAAGACCACCACGTGGGACTACGGATACTGGTCCAGCCTCCCCGACTTCATCACGGAGTTGGACGAGTACATCGACGGGAATGACTGCCGATATGCGGAGGACGACGAGTACTACTACTGAGAAGGAGTGGCCGAGCTTCCCGCTCGGCCCTGTTCTTGAGATGTACGGCGGGGAAGAAGTGATGGATGACCGAGGCTGGTACGCCTACTCCTGCCCCTTCCATGGGGAAGACAGAAGCAAGTCGGCTTCGGTCAATACCATCATCCATGTGTTCAAGTGTCACTCCTGTGACATGAAGGGCAACGCTGTTCAACTCATCATGAAGAAGGAGAACTGCTCGTATGGGGATGCTCTCCGCCGTGCAGAGGAAGCTTCTGGCAAGGGCGCAGGAAACGTACGCGTCATACCTGACGGAAGCAGAAGAGTATCTGGCAGGTCGGGGAATCGATCTGGAAGCCGCTCGCTCCGCAGGACTTGGCGTAGTCCGTGACCCTCTTCCGGGCCAGGAGCGGCTAGCAGGCAGGCTGGCCATCCCGTACATGACGGGCGCTGGCCCTGTCAACATGAACTTCCGGTGCATCCAGAACCACAAGTGCAAGGATGTGGGGCACGGGAAGTATCAGCACTGGGCCGGTCTGTCGTCCAACCTGTACAATGTACAGGCGCTGGACAGTGCTGGTACAGCCATCGCCATCGCCGAGGGTGAGATCGACGCCCTCAGCAGCACGCTCGCAGGTATCCCTTGCGTGGGTGTGGCCGGTGCGACCAAGTGGGAAGACCACTGGAACCTGGTGTTCGAGGACTTCACGCGAGTGTATGTCTGGCAGGAGGGCGACGATGCCGGTAAGAAGTTTGCCGACCGAGTCGCCCAGGAAGTCAACGCCGTAAGGGTTGAACTTCCCAGTGGTGAGGATGTAAACTCGATCTGGACAGCTTCCGGAGCGGAAGCACTGAGGACAAGGATCCGCAAGTGAGCACGAAGTACCTGATCCTGAACGAGACCACCTTCCACGGCACGGATCAGGTGACCACCGAGGTCACCAGTCTCCACGCTTCCCTCCAGGGTGCGCTGGATGCGATCCATGACATTGCCAAGGAACTCGATGTCGAGGTCGAGGACGACGCTGACAGCGTCGTCGTGGATGGTGTCTACGGTACAGGCATCGAGACCGACGAGTACTACATGATCGAGATCGAGGAGAAGAACTGATGGGCAAGGATGTTCCGACCTGGAACGACATTCCCTTCGACGAGAACGCCCGCCCGGAAGTGAAAGCTGACGGCTTCGACCGTCAGCTCACCGAGAACGGTGGAGACCCCGAGTTCACCAAGACCTGGACGGAGCCCGAGTGAACCCCAACTGCAAGAGGCCGCCGCACTTCCCGCCTCACTGCGGATGTCCGATCGGATGACACGCAAGGACATCATGGGTGTGGAGGTAGAGGTCGGTGACATCTGCCTCTCCGCTCCCAAGCATAAGTGGTCGAGCAAGCCCTACGTCGGTAAGGTCACGAACGTGAGTGACACCGGCAGGGTAACGCTCAAGCATCCAGCGGAGCGGAACATCTACGCCTACGAGCGTGGCGCTCCGGATAAGGAGCAGGAGTCGTATCGTTGGGTCCCCGACCTGGACGAACCGCTCGACAGGTGGGGTCTACGGCCCCACAAGCGTGAGCCCTACAAGTACATGCAGAAGGACTACACCGTAGTCGGTACTGAATGGTACTGGGAGAAGCGCCAGGGTGCGGACATCAACCTGTTCGTCCTCCGCAAGGGCGGCCAGGACGTGAAGAGCATCGAGGACATCCTCGCAACCAACCTGCTCTTCAAGGCGATCGATCTGGACTACGACACCGAGAGGCCTGCCATCAGCACCGAACCGGACAATGACGAGAACATTCAGCTCGAAGAGGAGCTGGACGACGAGACGCCGGAAGAGGGCGACGAGTGATCAAGATCAAGGCAGGCGGCGTGACCATCGAGATCACCACGGACGAGGAGGTTGTCGAGGAGGAGGTCGAGCTTCCCTTCGGCTTCTCCCTCGCATCTGAGACGCAGATCTCGCCGGAATGAGACGAGTGATGGTCGAACGCCTCCCTTCGGGGAGGCTTCGGCTGTCCATTGAGGAGTATCGTGAGACAGGTCAACGCCAGAGTGATGGAATGCGGCCTGCCTCGCAGGGCCGTATACATGGGCACCCATGTGAGCAAGACCAAGCACTACGTGGAGATCAGGTACGGCCAGAGGCAGTCACGTAAGTGGATGCCTGTCGACAAGGTCACTCTGCATGAAGGTGTGGAGCTGGTCTTCGTAGAGAAGGTGAGTGAACTCAATGGGAAAGAAGTACGATGACTACCAGAAGGCTGTCGTGGCTGAGGGCATGGCTAAGGAGCGGCTGTCCAACGCTGAGGGCGGTAGCGCTCAGGGTGTCATCCAGCAGTCCAAGAACGACGCACAGTCGGCGGAGGTCATCTCCAACGTACTGTGGAACGAGTTCATCGCAGATCCTGAGGGCTGATGTCCTGCCCTCAGAGTCCTAACGGACAGCACGATCCTCAGCTTCAGGTTGAGGAGAACGAAGATGGTCACGTCAGGGTGTACACCAAGTGTTCTTGGTGTGGAATGGAAGGCTGAACATGCAGAAGGAAGTCATCGAGGCGATTGCTCGCCTTGCAGTACAGGGCCTCGTGGAGGAGCGCGCCAAGGATGTCGACCATCTCGACCTGTCTGAGTGGCTCGGCAGCGAACTCGCCGGACTGGACGAGGATGTGTTCGACGACGTACTCGCCAAGGCTCAGGAGTATCTCGACATCGTCGAGGTGCACATCGAGATCCCCTTCTGGCGGCTGGACGAGGAAGACCCGCTGAACCTGATCATGTAGTACAACGCAAAGAAGGGGCCGCCTACGGGCGGCCCCTCTCTGTGTTACTCTACTGGTGCTGCGTAGCCCTTGAGCCACGCCTTCACCACACTGCCCGCTGCTGCGGCTCCAGCGATACCAGCATCCTTGAGGGTGCTCATATCAGTGAAGCTGAAGACGGACAGGAATGCGAAACCGAAGGTTGCTGCGGTTCGCTCTGCCAGATCCTTGAAGTATGGGCTAAGCGCCATAGGGGAAGATCCTTTCGATCTGTTCTGCCGTGGCGTCATCGATCACGGCTGATGGTCGGAGTCCGAACAGGACCTGAAGCCCACGGATGTGGGACTTCGTCTCCTCGTCAAGATCTCCAGTCTCTCGCAGGCCGAGGACCCGCTGTACGTAAGTGACGGCGGTCCTCTCCTGGTCAGTGGTCACCGCGTAGATGCGACGGTCATACCAGAGCGGCTTCAATGCGATCCACCACCTCTCGCACTCCCTTGACCGCATCGTGGACTGCGTCCACCTCTGCTCGCTGAGTCACCATGGACTCCAGCAGGCTGACCCTGCCTCGCAGGTCAGCAAGCTCGGTAGCATCAGACTCGCCCTTCTGCTTCAGGATTTCCACCTGAGCCTGAAGGAGTTCCGTGACACTGACTGCCATGGACACTGCCTGAGTGCTGCCGAGCCTCTTGCCTCCGATGAATCCGCCAGTAACTCCAGCGACTCCGGTGAAGATGGTGACGATAGCGTCAACATCCATTCTCTCCCCCTCTGTCGGTTACGTCAAGGACGATCTCTGATCGTCCAAGCATAATGGATCAAAGATCCATTACGTGCTCTCTGCGACAGTCCTCATCACCACTGTAAGGTATCCACCGAGGGCCCCACGGTTGGGGCCTGGAGGTGCGGACTGCCTGAACTCCCAGTCGTCGATGACTACGGAGGTTACCAGCCCTTCGGCCAGCTCCTGATACAGGACAACATCTCCGGCTCGGGCTACTGCCTTGAAGTTCTCGAACCTGTCACGAGCGTATCCGTCGTAACCGATGCGCTGTCCAGTCTTGTCCGTCTCCTCATCGAAGAGCTGGAAGATCTGACTGATCATCCTCTGCCTGATGGAGCCAGGAAGAGCCTTGACCTGCCAGCCGTTCATCACTCCTCCAGTCGAGGTGTCGCTTCCACGCTCAAGCGTGAAGCGGAACTTCATCCAGTTCTGCGGCCCGGACGGCTGAGTGATTGCCACATCCTTGATGCCTGAGCTGAGTGTCGGACCGTAGGTGATATACGGGATCTCTCCCCCACCCTCGGTCAGCACGGTAATCGACAGATCTCCAAGCAGTGGAGAAGGTGTGCGGATGGAGAAGAACTTGTACAGCTTCGGCTCTTCCGTGTTGAACCTGATACGTCCGGTATCGAGCGTGCCGATGGGCAGTAGCTCGGTCGCCTGCTCCTTCGCTGCGCCTGCACCAGTGATGGTGTAGACCTTGCGGTCGGACTTGCCGAACATGGTCACGGAAGTGACGGCTGCCGCCTGTCCGGACAGGTAGATGTCACGGGCGTACGCGTAGCGTACAGCCCTTGTGGTCTGCTCCTGGACAGCGGAGCCCAGGTCTACCCTGAACAGCCCGGAGGAGCCATCGTGGGCGTTCGTAGACCCCACGAACATGAACCTGTCGAAGCCAGTGATGGCGTTGCATCCACCAGTCGGCTCGAACAGCAGCGGTCCGTAAGCAATGTCACCGTTGTTGTCGATGTCTCCGATGCGGAAGCCCTTGTTCGTGGCGATACCGACGAACGAGCCTACGTACTGATAGATCGTGTTGATGATCTCACCAGCAGGCATGGTAGCAGTTACGCCAGTCCATGCAAGCTCAGGAACTCCCGTAGCCGATAGCGTCGGGCTGAACTTGTGGATCTCGCTGGTAGTGCCGCTGTCTCCAGCAGCGTAGATCGCAGTCGGACCGTCAGTGATGGACTTCCACGTCCATGCGGTGTCCTCGTGTGTGTACACAAGGGCTCCTGCTGGAATGGCGATAGCCGCCGCACTGGTGACCAGCTGATAGACGTTGTTGTTGTGGGCGAAGACCAGCCTGCCCTTGAGGAACTCGATGATGGCAGTAGCGTTCAGGGCATCGGTGTACAGCTGAGCGGGTGCTGCTGCATCCACTCCACTCCACACTCCAGTAGTCCTTGCGATGAAGTATCGCTTGCCACTGGAGGTGATGTCACTGATGGCATTGCCAGTGATGCCGATGACCGCCGTATCGGCGGCATCGGTTACCTTGTGAAGCTCATCGCTCCTGACAAGCCAGTAGCTGTCCACTCCAGTAGTGTCCACGAATCCCCTCGCAATGAGGGGAGTCTTGACCGTGGCTGTACCGAGAACGGACTGACGTAGCAGGCTCAGGTCACCGGCATTCCAGCAGTCGATACCGAGACTGTCGGCGAACCTGAAGTTGAACTGGTTGTCGTTGTCGGGATCCTGATAGAGAACGCCAGCTCCACCCGTGAAGGTGGACTGGCTCCTGAGCCACCAGCCCTGGAGAGACTGTTCTCCAGGTTCGGCGAAGTTGTCGAACTGCTGCTTCCTGATCTCGGCCATGCGCTCGGTGTAAGGTCGAGCATCCTGAGTGGCGGAGAGGAAAGGCATACCGGCTAGTGCGTAGTCATACGCATCATCCTGTAGTCCGTACAGTCCGCCACCACTGAGGATTCCCATGCTGCTGATCTGATCAGGGATCTTACGTACGAGAGTGGCCATGAGATCTCCTTATGGTGCGACTGCTACATACCCACCGGTCAGCCCGGTGATGGTGACTGCGGTAGCGTCACCCGTATTGAATCGCATAGTGAATCCGGTAGTCGTAATGCCCGTCGCGTTGACCATGACCTTCGCCGAGTTGGCCGGAGAGTTCTGCCTGCCGCACGTCACTACTGGAGCGGATGCGAATGCGACGGGGAACACGACGGCCTGGTCCACCTGGGTCACGGCAGAGAAGTTGACAGTCTCAGTGCCACTCTGGATCGGCTTGTACGGAACGCCACTTGGAGCATCGATGATGTTTCCAGTGGCATTGATTCCTCCGTTGGGGAAGAACCCGGCACCAACACTAAGGCTGTTGTCAGTCCTGAGTGTACCGGCAACCAGTCGGTACAGGTTCACGTCAACAGCAGCAGAGCCTGGACCCCAAGCCTGACGTCCGTCAGCGCGGATGAACCACCTTGCATTGGCGTCAGCGGTTACCCTGGTCTCGATCTGAGAGTCAGTTGCCAGACCCCTCACTCCCCTGAGCAGGTTCTGGAGGGAAACCTCACTCAGGAAGGTCGTGGTAGCCGTCTGGAATGTTGGACCACCACTGAAGACTAGTGCGCCACTGAAGGTCGGAGTGCCGGTGAAGGTGCCCGTAAGGGCACCAGCATTGATCGTCGGAGAGGTAAGAGTCTTGTTCGTCAGCGTCTGCACGTT